TCTTTGAAGCTCGTAAGGAACGCATTCTCAAAACAGTGGAGAAATTAACTCCATTGAAGCACACTGTATTCACCACAGAAAATGGTAGATACATATTAGTTAACTATCGTGATACATCCGCAATGTGCTGTATCGCTAAAATTGCATAATCATGGGAGTAGATATCTATGGGATTAGTCCCAAATTCAAATCTGAGAAACCTCAATTAGTACCAGAATCAGCTTCTGAAGAAGAGAAAGAAGCTTATTTTAAAGCTCTTGATCAATTTGAGGAAGATAATCCAGGCTATTATTTCAGAGCTAATTGGTGGTCCTGGAGACCAATTCACATGATTGCTGATCTTGCTATAAAGGTGGCAGATCTATCTCTATCTACAGAAGGATGGGGAGAAAATGGTGGAGATGGTCTTAAGACACAAGGAGAATGTGATCTATTAGCAGATGCTATGGATGTCTATCTCACTCTCAACCATAAACAAATGTCTGAGGATGATGATAGAATTTATCTATGCATGGAATCTTGGGTGAGACAAACTGGTGGATTTATTGATGCTGATCTTGAAGAAGAACTCAGCAAAGACAATCCATTTGGAACCATCATGTATTCTGGTGTTATTGATAGCACTGGAGAACTGGCATTCCCAGCACATAGTGCATCACTTGGTCATATCAAAGAATTCATCACATTCCTTCGCAATTGTGGAGGATTTCAAATCTTTTAATAAACCCCTTAAATTTAAAACTAGAAATCATGAAAAACAGTTTCTTCTATTCAAACGCAGAAATCAAAGAAATGAAAGAGCTCATCCGTACAGGTGAGCCATTAATTGCTATTGCAGAGCGTGAGCATGGACGCTTCAACGCTGGAAAAACTGGGTTCTACTTAAAATTAATCAATGTAGCAAAGAACACTACAAAGATTAAAGATTGGGATGGACCAAGAATTCGCAGGGCTAAATCAATAAAAGCACCTGTTCAGCCCAAAGAAACACGTATGCCTGAAGGATTCACATTTGAAGGAACACCCAAAAAGGTGACCTTCTGTGTAGATCACTTCCGTGTATACTTCTAATCATCACCAAAAATGTTAACCCATGGCAGCTATTCTCGTTTATTCCTCAAAATGGTGCAAGATCACCACAGTACAAGTCTATTCAGACGATACTAATTGGTTGAGTGTCAATAAGTTAGTGGATGCCATCTTTAAGAAGCGTACAACAAGGCTCACTCTCACGGAAAATAGATATTTCTATAATCCCACAGATGAGTATAAAAAATTTGTTGTTCGTTTTAAGAAGATTCGTTAGATTTGGCCTCTAAAACCAAATTTATGTACAAGTCAGTCTCTTACAATGTCTACAAGACAGGAAGCTCTTACAGAGTTCGTTTTACCAAATCTGGTAAACGCTGCAGCCGTTATTTCACAACAAAGAAAGCTGCTATTGAATTCCGCAACAAAATGGTGGCTTAATTCACTCATCCTGTGTCTAATCAGGGGGATAGGTAAACAATCTATCCCCCAATTTTTGGTCCAGTAGCTCAGCTGAATAGAGCGACACACTTCTAATGTGTAGGTCCCAGGTTTGAGTCCTGGCTGGATCACAAAACAAATAACTATGAGCAAAGAAGAACAAAAAAAACTGCTCATTGAAACAATGGAAGCAGATGAAAAAAATGGACTATATAAAACAAATAATATGGCACAACAAACAGCAGTAGAATGGTTGGTTGAACAGCTTGTAGAATTAGATAAAGAATTAGATGGTAGAAGAAAGAGTGATGATTCTACGGTGATAAAAATCAATCCTACAAAAATATATAAGCAAGCCAAACAAATGGAGAAGGAGCAGATAGTAAATGCTTGGATGGCTACAGACAATGAACTACAAAGATTAGCAGCAGAACAATACTACAACGAAACATATAACAAATGACAATTTGCCCTTACACACGTTTTAACCAAATTAGTATCCTTCCTGAAATAGGCATCTCTTATGAGAAGCTATGGAAGACAAATGGTAAACTGTCCTATTTAAGCCTGGATATTGGCTGGATCAAGTGGGGCATTTGTATAATTTTCATAGAGGAATAATATGGTGGAGTGTGTTTGCATAGATGATAAGGGTAGACCCAAAGAGATCCCAGCTAATAAATGGGTGAAAGAGGGCACCACCTATCACATCATATACACTGTAACTGTGCTCCCACAGAAGGAGCTAGGCGTTGTATTGTCTGAAATAGAGCTTACAGACAATGAACTACCGTATGAGTACTTCCTTGCAAGACGTTTTGCATTCACAGAAGAGAACCTAAAGAAGCTTATAGAGCTCATCAAAGACTGTAATGATACAGACTTCTCTATGGATGAGCTGTTGAAACAAACCCAATTAGAAGAAACAATTTAAATCAATCAACATGAGAGGAACAATTATTTGGAAAGACCATCAATGGAAAATTCAAGGGGAGGGTAATGATCTTCCTTTACACACTAGTGACAAGACTTATGGAGGAAAGCTACTAAAACCAGGAATGGAAGTAGAATTCAATGTAGAGTCTATTGAAAAGCGTGAACTTAGAGAGTTTGCTGGTAGTTTTAAAATCACTACACAGAACGTAGCTAGACTCATTCAACCTAAATAACATGGAACAGCTACAACAATACGTATTCCATTACAATCCTTTTAACAAGACATGGCATGCTATTCCTAGAGATAAATACACGGAATACTGGTCCAACTCTAAGACAAAAGGTATATTGAGATCCTCCAATATCAAAACTCTAATTGAGCTAGTTAGTAAAGGAGAAGACTTCATTAAGAAAATTAAATAATATGACTGACATAGCAAAATGCAAGGGTGATGGCTGCACCCTTAAAGAGTTGTGCTATAGATACATAGCTAAACCATCTGAATTCAGACAATCCTATTTTGCCAATCCTCCTTTTGAAGAGAAAGACGGTAAACAAGAATGTGAATATTATTGGGAAGTAAAAACAAAAAAGAATGAAATCAGTAGTAGAACAGATAATTGAGCGTTTACCAATTGGTACACTGTCTCAATCAGAGAAAGAACATTACACATCTCTATTTTTAGAACAGCTAAGCGGAGCTTATTCAAATGGTAGAATAGAAGGAATCAATGCCTTCACAGGAATTCCTTCTAAATACAGGAGTCCAGAAGATTATTACAAAGCTATATACGGTGATCTGCCACAAAAGCCAGACGCTTCTAAATTGTTTAAGAAAAATGAAGACAGTAATCTATGATATCGAAACCCTAAAAGAATATTTCCTAGTTGTTTGTCTCATTCCTGGAGAACCTTATAGAGTATTTAAGGTGAACCAATGGGAGAATAATCTTGATGCATTTATTAAGTTTACAGAAGATCACACTGACTATTACTGGGTGGGATATAACAACTTGCGCTTTGACAGCCAGGTGGTTGAGTGGATCATCAGACATCACATAGACTGGGAAGCACTGGGTAATCTGGAAATTACAGCCAAGATTGCACAGAAAGCTGCTGATGTGATTCATGATGCTAATTTCGATGTGTTCCCTGAATATAGAGAATGGGAGCTGCGTAATAAGCAAATTGATCTATTCAAGGTGCACCACTTTGATAATAAGAACAGACGTGTGAGCCTTAAGAGACTTGAGTTTGAGATGGACCTTAAGAACATTGAGGAGATGCCCATTCATCATAGCAAGGTGGGGATGACAAAAGAAGATATTGTCACCACCACAGAGTATTGCTTAAATGATGTCTGGGCTACCTATCAGTTCTATCTGGTCACTATTGGAGAAACTGATCACCCTCTATATAAAGGGAAGAACAAGCTCCAATTGAGACAGGATATACAGGAGGAATTCAAAATACCATGTCTCAACTATTCCGATAGTAAGATTGGAGATGAGATGATCAAGAAGTATTACTGTGAAGAAAAAGGCATAGAATACAAAGATCTCCGTAAGAAAGGCTATTTCAGAAAGGTGATTAAGGTGAGTCACTGTATTGCAGACTATGTAGCATTCCAAACCCCACAGCTAAAAGACTTCCTCACTAAGATGAAGAAAATGGTGATGGGTGTACAGGATGATTTCAAAGAGGAAATACACTTCTATGGTAATGTGTATTCCTTTATGAAGGGAGGTTTGCATACAGAGAACAAGCCCAAGGTGTTTGAAGCTGATGAGGAATATGAAATCATCGATTGGGATGTGAGCAGTTATTATCCTGCTATCATCATTAATAATGGTAGATATCCTTATCATCTGGGTAAGGAATTCCTCTCTGGATACAAAAGAATGTTTGAGAAACGACTGGAACTCAAGCCTTTAGCTAAGAAAGACAAGCGTATAGCTGGTATTGTGGAGGCACTAAAGCTCTCCGTTAACTCTGTATATGGTAAATCCAGTGATATGCAAAACTGGATATATGACAGACAGCTAACTATGTTTACCACCATTACAGGTGAGCTTAGTTTGATGATGCTCATTGAAGCATATGAGCTTGCAGGCATCAATGTTATTTCTGCAAATACAGACGGTGTAACAATTAGAATCAGGAAGGACCTGATTTCTAAAATGCATGAGATAAACAAATGGTGGTCTGATCTTACCAGTTATGAGCTGGAAAGAGCTGACTATCAGAAGATTATCTTTTCTACAGTGAATGATTATATAGCAATTAAAACAGATGGAGAAGTTAAAAAGAAAGGGGATTTTCTCACAGACTTTGAATTACATAAGAACAAATCTGCAAGAATTGTCCCTCTGGCTCTCGAACAATATTATGTTCACGGTGTACCTGTTAGTGATACTATTATGGCTCATCGTAATATATATGACTTCTGCCTTAGACAAAAAGCATCCAGAGACTTCCATTATGAAGGAGTCAATAGATCCACTGGTGAGACAACTACATACAACAAACTCATCAGGTATTACATCTCCAATACAGGAGAGAAGCTGCTAAAGGTTAAGAACCCTGAATGTGATACTAATGCAGCTGATGTATCACAAGTGGAGGCTGGTGAATGGCTAGCTACAGTGTGCAACCATCTTACGCCAGATCATTCCCTGGATAATATTAATTATGATTATTACATCGAGAGATGCAATAGAATAATTGAAAAGATTCAGCTCGAAGGTAAGAAGCGTAAGATAGTTGTTGATAAAAACCAATTAAGTTTATTCTGATGAAAAAGAAGCAGAGACCACTCTCATCATCCCATCCCAGAGAGAAGATAAAAAAGGAACTTGCATCATCTGAAAAGAAAATAGAGTTTCCTGCATACAATCCACTTCCTCAAAGAAGAGAAGAAATGCCTAAAAAGCTGAAGCGTGTTGCAAACTTTCTTAAATATAAAGAAAAAATGAGAAACGCACCTCAGCCCAAAGATTTTTCTGCTTGGGAGAATAGAGACAGATTCTCATATAGAAAAACGAGCTAAAATGTCAACTATTAATCGTACAAATGTAGCTGATCATCTTCTTGACTATCAACTAGCTATGATTGGTAAAACCATTGAAGAAGCTAGAGAGGATGATATGTGGTATTTCAACTGGACTATGACCACAGCACAGCATGAGGAGTTTAGGAAGTATGCTGTTCCACTCCTCAAAAAGGTATTTAAATTTAATAAAAGCAAGGCTGAACAAACATTTGGCTGGTTCAATTTGCAGTTCGGTCTTCGTATCAAAGACTAACCCATGGCAGTATTTATTCTAATTCTAGCAACATGTGTGTTGCTAACAGCATCTTATTTTATAATCAAAGATGGTAATGGACAATTAGATGATTTCTTCAAGAATGAACAAGAAGAGATTGATGATCCCACAATTACATGTTGGGATGATGAGAAAAATCACACAGAAGGAGGATTTCACTAAACTTTTAATTTATGCCACAAGGTAAACGTGATTCTCAGAGAACAGACTCTGAGAATTTTGCATTTTGGGGCTTATTGTGCCTTATTGCATGTATTTTATTTTTGCTCCTAACAAGCTGTTCTTCTTTACAACTATCTGAAACTCAGGAGGAAAAGAGTTACATAAACATTGATGGTGAGGATGTGGAATTCGTAACAGATGAGTATGAGAATGCCTATCTGAAATACACCATCAGTGGAAAGAATGTGTACATTCCTTTTCCTTTTGAGACAGAAGATGAAGAAGAGCCTTACAAAGGACCAATGTTGACAAAATTAGAAAAGAAATGAAAAAGAAAGAAACAAAAAGAACAAGGAAAGAAGTGGTAGCTGATTTTAAGAAACACTTTCAACCAGAACCTGAACAAATCAAATGGACACTAAGAGAAAAGTTAGTGGGCAACATCATGTATTATTCAGGAGATGAGTATGAAGACAGAAACTCTGTTTTAAATCTAGCCATGGAATCTGAGGATCAATTAGTTGATAGAATTATTAACATTCTAGATTATTACTATGATCAAGCGCAATAACTTTTCTGATGATTTTGAGAGGGAAGCTGCTAAAGATTCAGTATATTTGCTAGAAGAGCAACAGGCCATAATGAAAGAGATCATGGAAGATGAAGCTCGTAAACCTGCAAAGATTTACATCATACAAACACTTGAAACAGCACCTAAACAAAATGACACAGCTAACATTCTACCATTTTAGAGAACTGCACAAAAAAGGATACACACTAGATATGGTGTATCTGGCAGAACTTGCTGAACAAGGCACTGATATCAAAACACTTTGTGAAGAGACCCCCAAACTGGGGGTTCTCTTTCAGGGTGTGGTGAGAAAAGGACTCATTACAGAGGATGGTGCTTTGTCTACAATAGGCAAGGATTTATTAGAATTCCTCCACACAGAAGGAGAAGACACAAAGCTTGTTAAGCGCAAGGTGGATGATGATTTTGAAAGATGGTGGAAAGCCTATCCAGGCACTGACACATTCACATATAGAGGAAAATCATTCACTGGTTCTAGAAGCATGCGTGTAAAGAAAGATGAATGTAAGATTAAGCTTAAGAAGATCCTTGAGGAAGGAGAATATACCATTGATGAATTGGTGGCAGCCCTTGAATATGAGGTGTTGCAAAAGAAAGAAAGCTCCCTAAAAGCAGGAACTAATAAGCTTACATTTCAACAGAATTCTCTCACATATTTAAACCAGCGAACATTTGAGCCATTCATTGAGCTCGTGAAAGCTGGTGAAACAATTAAAGAGTCACATGTTGTGACAGGAGGCACAGATATATGAGCTTTGATCAACTTAAACAAGAGGTACAAAATGGTCTGGATGGTAGGAATAGTGGTATTCCTATGGGCTTTGATAGGCTCAATAGATATATAGGCATCAGGAAGAGCATGTATTTTCTTGTGGGTGGTTTGACAGGCTCTGGTAAAACTAGCTTCATTGATGATGCATTTGTTCTCAATCCCTATGACTGGTATATCAGTCAGAAAGCTCCAGGTATCAAGCTAAGAATGATTTATCGTTCTATGGAGCGATCTAGAACCTATAAGCTAGCCAAATGGGTGAGCAGAAAGATATTCCTCGATCATGGGGAAATCATTCCTGTAAATAAACTACTAGGCTGGACAGATAGGATGAGCAAGAATGAGCATGATTTGTTCCTCATGTATGAGGATTATATGGCAAACATGAGTGAGTGCATTACAATCATTGATGGTCCTGAGAATGCTGTAGGTATAGCCAAGGAGCTAAAAGCTCATGCTCTACAGAATGGTAGGATTGAGCAGGTGGATGAGTATAACAAAATCTATGTTCCTAACAATCCTAATGAGATAACCATTGTGGTAATAGATCACATAGGACTACTCAAGACTACCAAGGATCAAACTACCAAAAAAGCTGCTATCGATAAGATGTCTGATGAGCTCAGGTATGCCAGAGATTTCTATGGATATACGCCTGTAGCTGTTAGCCAGTTTAATCGTGACATCAGTAATCCTATTAGGATTAAGAATGGTGATGTAGAACCTCAGCTGGAGGATTTTGCAGACAGCTCGCAAACTCAGAATGATGCTGATGTTGTTCTAGCACTGTTTGATCCTATGCGCTACAAGGTGCAAGATCCCTCTGGATATAACATGGAGAAGCTGAAGGATCAGTATGGTGCTAAGTATTTCAGAAGCCTGAGACTTATTAAGAATTCCTATGGAGAAGATGATATTCGTATTGGTCTGGGCTTTATGGGTCAGATTGGTATGTTTAAAGAGCTTCCCAGAAGAAAAGATATAACAGACGCTGATTATGAGGCTGTTATAAACAAAACCTATTTCCTAAACAAATAACTAAACATGAGAATTAACCTTAGAATGTTCAACACACTGCCTACAAGAAAAGACCCGTTCTTTCAAATTGTATTTATTCCCACAGTGTCCTTATTGAATAGCATGAGTAGAGATGATAAGTATATAGCTATCAATCTTGAATGGCTATTCTGGTCATTTACAACCATTTATGAATATGACTCTAAGAGATAAAAGACAGCAAGAATTTGCTAGAGCTTGGCTGGATCATGGTAAGTTTGGTATTCTGAACCTGTGCCCTAGGTTTGGTAAAATCTACACCACTATCAACATACTGGAGGAACTAAAACCCAAGAGTGTGTTGATAGCCTATCCAGACAATAAGATTAAGCAAAGCTGGAAGGATGATTTTGAGAAACGCGGGTATGATGACAGCCATGTTACATACACCACCCACCTCAGTCTAAAGAAGTATTTGGACGAATCATTTGATCTAGTGATCATCGATGAGATACATCTGCTTTCAGAAGCTCAGATAGAAGCTGCTAAAGAACTATCACACAATTATGTTCTTGGTCTCACTGGAACATTATCTAGTGATACAGAACGTACACTTCGTGATGAGTTAAGTCTCTATGTACTAGCCACTTATACAATCGATCAGGCTATCAAGGAAGGAGTTATTGTAGACTACCAAATTACAGTGGTCACTGTTTCTCTAGATAACATGATTAAGAATGACTATAAGGGCAAGCAACGCACTGAGAAACAACAGTTTGACAGCTATGGATGGGTGATAGACAGTCTTGAGAGACAGGGTAAAGCTACCATGTTCCTTAGACTAGCTAGAATGAGGATTGTCCAGAATAGCATTGCTAAGCTACAAAAGACCAAGGCTCTCCTGAATAAACACAAAGATGAGCGTGTTCTGGTGTTCTGTGGTGTAACTAAGATTGCTGATCAACTAGGCATTCCAAGCTATCATAGCAAGAAGGAAGAGAAAGAAATCTTCCAGGATTTTGTAGATGGTAAGGGTAAGCATTTGGCTGTCGTAAAGATTGGTAACACAGGTGTTACATACAAACCACTCAATCGTGTGATTATCAACTATTTCGATAGTAATGCTGAGAACCTGGCTCAGAAGATTAATAGATGTATGGCTATGGAATATGACACTCCAGATAAGAAAGCCCACATATACATCATTAGTAGTGATGAGCCAGTGGAACTCAAATGGTTAAAAAAGGCATTAGAATTTTTCGATAAAACAAAAATCAAATATGTATGAAGCTAGAACTATTAAAAGAAGAATCGCTTGGAAAATCTCCTTGGTATGTCGTAAAGATAGATGGGGAGTATAAGTATGGCTCTTGGTCCCATCCAGATGCAATGAACATTTTCAATGCTCTTCTAAAGGACCCAATGGCCTTGGATGTTAAAAAAGAAGTTTTGCAATCACAAGAAATTGATGTATCTTCGGTCTCTAATCAAAATACATAATTTAAACATGGCAAGCAAATTAATCGGGATTGTTGGTGCTACAGGTACTGGCAAATCCACAGCAATCAAACATCTAAATCCAAAAGAAACGTACATCATTAACACAGCTAAAAAAGAACTTCCGTTCAAAGGCTCTGACAAATTGTACAACGCTGAAAGCAAGAACTACAAGGAAGTGGATGAGATTACAGAAATCACTAGACTTCTGATTAACATTTCTGAGAAAGCCTCGCACATCAAAACAATTATCATCGAGGATGCTAATTACATGATGAGTTTTCGTATGGCTGACAAGGCTAACGAA